CGTCCGCAAGCTGCGGGCCGTCGCCAAGGACTTCGACTTCCACGGCGACCACATCTGGAACGTCGGCTACTGCGGCGCTCGGGACATCGAGCCCGGCACCGTCGTCCACATCGACAAGTGCCGCACCTACCATCCGGGCGTGGATTTCGCGGAGCCGGATTTCACTCTCTTCTCCGGAGGTGTCGACGACAAGCACGTCACCTGCCTCACGGCCGGGGACTTCGTCACCGACCCTGCCTCCATCCCTCTGGATAAATGGGGAATGCCTTGTGTCGTGGACATGGAGCTCGCATACCTCTGCGCCCTCTTCCCTAACCGGGTATCCTCCGTCAAGGTCGTGTCCGACAACTGCGACCTCGCCCAGTACGAAACCAATTTGAAAAAATAAATTATCATGTTCGAGAAAGTCAACCCTTCCCATCCCGACAAGCTGGCGGACCGCATAGCCGGCGCCCTTGTCGACTACGCCTACACGAAGGAGGAGAACCCCCGCATCGCCGTGGAGGTCCTCCTCGGCCACGGCCTCTGCGACATCCTCGCGGAGTCGTCCGTCCCCATCCCCGACGAGCTCGCCGCCACGGTGGTGAACCGCATCGTCGGCAAGCCCATCGAGACCTGCATCCGGTGCGTCCCCCAGGACCCCCACCTCTCCGGCAACCAGGAGAAGGGCATCCGCTGCGGGGACAACGGCATCTTCAAGGGCGTGCCCGTCTCCGACGAGGAGCAGGAACTCGCCGACCTCGCCGGCAAGCTGTACCGGCAGTTCCCCACCGACGGCAAGCACATACTCCGCCGCCCGGGCTACGGCTCCCCCTCCCTCATAATCTGCCAGAGCAACGCCGGCTGCGAAGCCATCCTCGACGCACTGCCGGACTCCGTGAAGGACACCATCCCCACCGTGAAGGTGAACCCGCTCGGCCCCTGGACCGGCGGCCCGGACGTGGACGCAGGAGCGACCAACCGCAAGCTCGGCTCCGACATGGGGCGGGGCGTCACCGGCGGAGGACTCCACGGCAAAGACCTCTCCAAGGCCGACGTCTCCGTCAACATCTACGCCCACCTGCTCGCCCAGGAGACCGGGCACCCCGTGGAGTTCGTCTGCGCCATCGGTGACGACAACATCGCCGGCATCCCCTACCCCCTCATCGTCCGCATCGCCCGCGACTTCATCCGCGAGGTCGGAGGCTTTGAAAAATTCGCGGAATGGGGACTTATCCGCCCGCAGAGGTAAAACTACCCGCCCCTGCGGACAAAGTGCATGAAAACCCACCTAAAACGCGAAATATGGCAAACGAACAGAACCTTATTCCCGTCACCGAGAGAAGCAAGGAAGAAGCAAGAGAGCTCGGACGCCGTGGCGGCATCAACTCCGGGAAGTCTCGCCTCCGCAAGAAGCAGGGCCGGGAGCTCCTGCGGGCGCTGCTCTCCATGCCGGAGAAGGACCCCCGCATCCTGGAGGAGCTGGAGCGCCTCGGCATCGCCTCGAAGGAGGTCACCAACGAGGTCGCCATGCACATCCGCCAGATAGAGCGGGCAAAGCGCAAGGCCGACCCGGCCTCCTACAAGGCCGTCGTCCAGGCGGCCGGCTACCTGAAGGAGGAAGGCGAGGATGACGGCGGCGTGACCGTCAACATCGTCGTCGACTCCAAGGAACAGGCCGACAAGATAGCCGACATCGGCAAGATAGGATGACGGAGGAGATGCGCTTCTCGGTGGTGTTCTGGCGGCTGTACGACGCAGCGGCCGGGCATCCCCGTTACATCTCCCTCCCGGGCGGCACCCGCTCCGGGAAGACCTACTCCGTCCTCCAGTTCCTCCACCTCCTCATCCCGAAGGCCGACAAGGCCGGGGACGTCACCTCCGTGGTGTCCGAGACCCTGCCGCACCTCAAAAGGGGAGCCATCCGCGACTTCGAGCGCATCATAGGACACCCGCTGAAGGCCGACCCCCACTGGAACGCATCCGGCAACATCTACACCTACGACAACGGCGCCGTCCTGGAGTTCTTCAGCGCCGACGCCCCGGGCAAGGTGCTCGGACCGGCACGCAAGCGCCTCTTCGTGAACGAGTGCAACCACATCCCGTGGGAGACCGCCCGCCAGCTCTTCGTCCGCACGACCGGGCTCGTCATCCTGGACTACAACCCCGCCGCCACCTTCTGGTGCATCGAGCAGGTGGAGCCCCGGCAGAACTGCGCCGTCATCCGCTCCACCTACCTGGACAACCCCTTCCTCTCCCGGGAGCAGGTGGCGGAGATCGAGGCGAACAAGGCCGACCGCAACTGGTGGAAGGTGTACGGGCTGGGGGAGCTCGGCCAGCTGGAGGGCCAGATATTCGACTTCGAGCAGGTGGACACCCTGCCGGAGGACGTGCGCCTGAAGGAGGTGTGGGGGCTCGACTTCGGCTTCCGCGACCCCACCGCCATCGTCAAGATGCTGGCGGACACCGGCACCAAGACCGCCTACGTCCAGCAGAAGGCCTACCGCACCCACATGGACAACAACGACATCTCCGCCGCCCTCCTCGAGGCGGCCTTCCCCCGGCACGTGAACCTCTGGTGCGACGCAGCCGAGCCCAAGAGCATCGCGGAGATAGCGGCGGCCACCGGCGGACGCATCCTCGCCTGCGACAAGGGCGGGGTGACCGTCGGCAGCAAACGCCGGTTCCAGATCATGTGGGTGCAGGGGTGGAAGCTCATGGTGACGAAGGACTCCGTGGACGTCATCAAGGCCCTCCGGAATTACATCTGGGAGAAGGACGCCAGCGGCAACGAGACCGACGTCCCGGTCCACAAGTGGTCCCACGGCCCGGACGCCATCCGCTACGGCCTATACTCCGAGTTCGCGGGACGGGAGGGGGCGGGGACCTACAACGTGCAAGTAATACGACATCATAGACGATAAACGACATGGAAATGATTGACAGCTACCGGCGGCTCACCGTCGGACAATACGAGGATATCCAGGCGGTGGACAAGCGCACCGACCTGGAAGACCTCGACAAGCAGGTGAAGATACTCTCCGTCCTCTCCGGCCGTCCGGAGGGCGACATCCTGCGCCTCCCCATCCCGGAGTACCGGGAGGCGGTGCGCCGTTCCCGCTTCCTGGAGGTGTCCGCCCTCGACAAGGCGGGCCTCCGTCCCGCCATCGCGAAGTCCTACCGGCTGGGCGACCTCGTCCTCGTCCCGGTCACCGACTTCCGCAAGGTCACCACGGCGCAGTACGTGGATTTCCAGACCTTCGCGCCCGTGGTGGACGACCAGCCCGCCGCCCTGCTCTCCGTGCTCATGGTGCCGAAGGGCAAGGGCTACAACGAGGGCTACGACATCGGGGAGGTGCAGCGGGCCATCCGCGAACACCTCACCCTCGCGGACGCAGCCGCCGTAATCGCTTTTTTTTTGCTCTCGTCGAGGACATCAATCGAGGCTTCCCTGAACTCCTTGGAGCGCCTCGCCCGGAAGACGAAGGACAGGACGATGCAGGACCGGCTGACGAAAATCCGCACACTTTTTCCGGGAAGTGGGGCTGGGTCGCCTGCGTCGACGCAGTGAGCGAGACCACCCGCAGCCCGTGGGACGACGTGTGGCGCATGACTGCCGTGGAGTTCCTGAACATACTCTCCTACCGGGCCGACAAGAGCGAGAAGGAGAAGGCCGATATTGAACGATGGAAACGAACACACTGACGACATGGAAATAATCAACCTTGAACACGTGCGGGGGGTCCTGGAGGAGTACGCCCAGGCGGTCCGCAACCTCTACCAGGACAACCTCATCCGCTCGGACCGCATCGCCTCCGGGGATCTCCTCAACTCCGTGGAGTACCGGGTCATCCAGGACGGGACGGAGTACGAGGTGCAGCTCTCCCTGGCGGAGTACTGGAAGTACGTGGAGTACGACACCAAGCCGCACTGGCCCCCGGTGTCCGCCATCCGGGAGTGGATACGGGTCAAGCCGGTCCTCCCCCGTCCGGACGCCAACGGCCGCATCCCCACGCCCCAGAGCCTCGCCTTCCTCATAGGCCGCAAGATAAGCAGGGAGGGCACGGAAGGTTCGCACGACCTCGAGCGGGCCATCGACGCCATCAACCGGGAGTACCGGGACAAGCTCGTCATCGCCCTCTCCCAGGACACCGACACCCTCATGAAGGTCATCGTCGGGGAGATCCGGGGGAGCCTGACGCAGGGATAGGCCCCCTTTACGAAAGCGGCGGGCGGGATATTTCCCGGAAAAGTAACCGCCATGGCCTTACCCATTTGGAAAGACTATTTCTTCACCCTTCCGGACGCCGCTGACGTCGCCACCTTCACACTCTACGCCGACGGCACCGCCATCTATTCCGGCAGGGCCTACAAGCGCCCGGGGGCGGACGCCATCGAGATACGCGTGAACGACATCTGCGCCGACTGGCTCTCCTCCGTCCTGCCGAACCTCGACCAGACCTCCTTCGAGGCCCTCTCCCTGCCGGCACGGTTCACCCTCCGCTATTCCTACGAGAGCGGCGGTGGCACGGCCGTGGTCGGCACCCTGGGGCCCGTCACCTTCCTGCCGGACTGGAGCTACGACTACGACTACGACGCCGACCGGGACGGCATGGCCTTCCCCGTCAACGGCAGGATAGCCCCGGGTATGTGGCTGACGTACACCTCCCCGGAGGCCGACTCCGTCACCGCCGTCGTGCATACCGCCTCCGGCGACTCCACCGTCATCATCCCCATCGCCATCTCCGCGGACTTCGACTCCGACTTCAACAACGACTTCTCCCGCAGCGCCCGCAGCGCAGCCGCCGGCACCGCCGTGGTGGACCCCTTCGCCTGGGAAGGCGTGGAGTACGTCACCATCGGGGGCGTCCGCTACGACGTCGTCGAGGACTGCCACCCCTACGCCCTCTACTACACCAACGCCTACGGCGGCTGGGACTTCCTCCTCATGGAGGGGGCGAGCTCCGAGGCCGACGGCCTCACCCGCCACACCATCGACACCGACTACGACAACCGGGACATCCGCAACCGTGGGCGCCGCAACTACGTCAACGAGATCGCCAAGCGGTGGACCCTCCGCACCGGGTGGCTCACCGACGAGGAGAGCTCCAGGATGCACCACCTCCTCAACTCCGCCGACGTCTACCTCTACGACATAGCCGCCGGGGACATGATACCGGTCGTCCTGACGAACACCGACACGCCGTACAAGACCTACAAGACCGACGGCATGGTCCAGTACACCGTCGAGGCGCAGCTGGCCCAGGAAAGGACAAGGAGGTAACCCATGCGCCGCAAGATAACCCTCTACATCGACGGCCGCAAGGCCGACCTCCAGGACGATTCCCTCGTCCTCTTCAACTACACCCGGGAGGACCTGGAGCGGCCCACCGTGGTGAAGAACTCCTACTCGCAGCAGATCACCCTCCCCGGCACCCCGGCGAACAACCGCATCTTCGGCCACCTCTTCCGCCCGGACCGCACCACGGCCTACGGCGGCAGCTCCTCCGGCCCTGACTACAACCCCATGCGGAAGACGCCCTTCGTCATCTTCGAGGACACGGGCGAGGTGCTCGAGGCCGGCTACGTCAAGCTCGACTCCGTGGATCGCACCGGCCCCGCCTGGCACGTCACCCTCTACGGCGGACTGGGCTCCTTCCTCTTCGGCCTCTCCTACGACGAGAGCGGCAACCGCCGCACCCTCGCCGACCTTCAGTACCTCCACCCCACCATGCGGGCCAGCCTTACCGCCACATGGTCGTCCGGCTACATACGGGGCGTGGGGGCGAATGTGGGGACGGTCGTCTCGTCCTCCACCACCTCGCACACCGACGAGATAGACGTCACCGCCCTGCGGGGAGCCACCATCCATTACCTCAACTACGCCACCACCAGCGCTTCGTCGACCGTCGGCATGT